AAAAACAATTGATTGCGAAACTTGGTTATACAAAATCACATTGTTAAGCACGACGTTTTGTGTAGCACCAAACACAATCCCCGTAAGTCCCATGTCAATAACAATGTTTTCACCAGTCACATCAGCGGTTGCGCTCATGTCAATTGCAATGCCGCAAGATGTAAAAAACAAATCACTAAATTGACAACCAGGATACGCGGGTTTAAATGCTGCAACAGTAGGGTTTTGATCTACAAAATATAAATTATATGCTTGCGCGGCTGTTTCTGTAAACCCTGCGCTTGTAAATACGCTTTCAGATTGCGCTACACCAACGCCATTGTCGTAGGCAAGTCCTGGCGCTGGCGCTAAAGATTGTCCAACAGTTAAAAGAGGAATTGCAGTATCAGTATCTGCATTGCTTGCAAGACGGCACAGTAAAGTGTTGCAGCCATGACCACGAACAGAAACTCCAACGGCTGCCGCAAATCCGTTTGACAAATAGAAAGCACCAGGAGGAATTAAAACATCAAAAGGTGTTTGAGGCCCACTTGGGCTAGTCAAGGTTCCTTTAATAGGTTGGTAATCAGCAATAAAACTTTTTGCAGCACAACGAAATGCCAAAGTGTTGGATGCTGCTATTGTTGGCCCAGGATCACTTATTGTAGAAACTGCGCCCCACCACATTGGGTTTACAGTTCCTGCACAAATAATGTTTCCAGTTGTATTAAAAATTTGATAGTCACCCGCTGTAATTTGTTTGCGAATAATGACCGTCACACCCGCAGTTACGTTAAACAAAGCGCCTTTATCAAACACTAACGAACAAGCATTAAAATCTAAATTACTTGTAATGTTGTAAGTGCCTGCTGGAATATAAACCGTACCTCCACCCGCTAAACTTACTGCATTAATTGCTGCTTGAATTGCAGCTGTATCGTCTGTTGTACCATTTCCAGTAGCGCCAAAATCTTTAACGCTAACAGATTCTTGTAATTTAACTGCTACAGTACGAGGAACAGCACCACTAGCAAGAGTACCTTCTTTATAAGATACAGCTGTAGCATCCAACAATGATCCTGGAGCAGTACTTAAAGCAATAGTTCCATCTGGAAATGTTTTGTTGTAAGTAACACCATTAACATCATTTAACCAAGCTGATGCTATAACTGTACCACTAACAAAGTTAGTTGAAGACATACTAACTCCTTATATTAAACACCCATGATTATTTGGACAGTAGCACCAGTTCCAGAGATAGCTGTTACATTAGCACGAACATAACGCCAAGTACTAACAGATGTATATCCATCTGTAGCTGTAGTTGTACCAGTTAGTGTAAATGTATTAATAGTTACCCAATTAGAATTAGTACCAGTATAAGTAGCATCTTCATTAGAACCTTGCATTACAACAGTAGCACCAACAGTACCTGTGCCTGTAACAATAGCTTGGAATGTGCTCCAAGGACTTTCTTTATACGTAGGTGTAGATGCACCAGTAGTAGTTGTAGAATTAACCCCACTAAATGAAAAATACCTAGGTTGTTCACCACTTTTAATTCTTACGTCAGACATTTTAAACTCCCATTTTGCTTACATCTAGCACAATAAAAAATGATCCCGTACCTTTAAATACCATATCAATTTCGTGACCAATTAAACCACTAACCCATCCCAAATCAATTTTACTTCTACCTTCTAATGGTAAAACATAAGGTTGATTACGATAGGTTACTAATACTCTAAGACCAGTTTCAACCATAAACACAGTTGAGTCTAATCTAATATTAGTTGGGTTACCAGCTAACTTGTTGATATTTATAATATCAAATACAGAATCATTCTCGTTAACAATAGTACCAGTTACTAAGTAGACAGTATTTTTGCCTCCATCACTAACGATGGAAACATTAATACTGTCTTGGGTAGCTTCGTGTACTAACTTAGTGTGCATATTAATTGTACTCAGAACCACATTGGATACTATCAACAAACATAATGTTGGTAGCATTAGTATTTAATGCGTAACCAGCAGCAGCGTTAAGAGCAACCATAGGCATGATGTTATCAAAAGCACCTGCATAAGGAAGAATAGGAGATATAGAAGAGGTCATAGAAGCATTGGTAACAGCAAAAGAATTACCAGAAGTTGCAGTGCCTCCAGCAGCTAATGCAGTAGTACCGTCTTGTCCAATAGACAAAACTTGTTTACCGTTAACACCAAAAAAGAAACGACCTTTACCGTCATACCAAAAAGACAGATCAAGCCAATGGTTAACTTCGTTTGTAAATGTTGTATAACCTGTTCCACCAATGTGTGTGATGTAAGGAGCATACAAAGAACTGCTTTGTGTTTGGCAATACAGTTGAGCATAAGGACTGCTTCCGTTAGCACCAGTAGCACGAACTAAAGGAGCTTGTGCGTAACCAGAACCTGCTGTACCAACAACAATACTTGTGTACTTGTTAGAGCTACCAGCAGTAGTTAATGTACCAACTGTAGAACTGGTGTCTCCATAAATACCGCTTGGTTTAGCTAAATCAGCTACGTTATTAATAGTAGTAGTAACAGTAGATCCTGTTAAACCAGTGTTTTTAATAACAAGTTTAAGAGCTGTACTACCAGCAGATTTTTCTAAGTAAACACCATTGGCAATAGTACCAGTAGTATCAGATACATCAAACAAACCGTAACGAGATACAGTAGTGCTGTCTGATAAGAAAGTAGAGTTGTGTGCTACTTGAGTGTTAAACCACATTTGATTACCAGGAATCAATTGTAGTGCTTGACCAGTAGAACTATTGCCGTTAAAAGCAATTGCGGCTTTACCACCAGATGCAGTAGTTACAGCAAGAGAAACAATACCTGCATTAAAACCAGTAAGACCTGTACCAGCACCAATAGTGGCAGTTGTATTAGTTACTGTGTAAGAACCAGCAACATAAGGATTCATTTCAGAAGTGACTACACTTGACTGAGTTGGGTTTGGAACATTAGGAAAAGTAGCAAGAACGCTGTTAGTCTTATTGACATAAGTACTAATACCAGCGGGGAAACGGGTTGGATTTGCCATTTAAAAACTCCTTTGACGTTGTTTAGAATAACAACGCTGTATTTCTACAGCGTCATTGGATGAATGTATTCTACACTAAGATTACATTTTCTTTTTCATCATTTTCTTTTTTGCTGCTGGTTTCATTGTAGAAGCCATCTTTTTTGCAGCAGCCATATTCTTTACAGAACCTTCACCAGCTTGTTTGGTCATGCTTGGTTCAGGACGCTTACCTTTCATTTTAGACATTTCATAAGCCATTTTATAAACTCCATTAAATTAAAGAAACCCCCCAGTAAAGGGGGGATAAAGTTACTAATAACAATTAAGGACCGTTAACGCCCCATACTGCACGAGGATCAGACCATCCAAAAGAATAACGCTCATAGCCTTTGGCTTTAACGTTCATCGTATCAAAATCATTGTCTTGATCGAATGTAATGGCATGACGCTCGTAGTACTTCATACCAGTTCCACCAGGAATAGTGTTACGGATAAACCAAGCGTGTGGGCTTGTGAAGTAGTGGTTTACTTTGAATCCACCAGGCAAGTAGTTACCAGACTTAATGACGTTAATGTCATTATTGGCATTACCTGTTTGGTAGCTAGAGTGAAGAATACGTTGAGCATTAAACACTTCTTGACGAGCAATGTGAAGATCTTTAGGTTGAATAGCAACTAACAAACCACGGTCGTTTTGTAAACCCATGATTGCAATTACTGCATCTTCTAAAGCTGCTTCAGACAAGTCAACGTCAACAGTAGGCTTGTTAGCAAACGTACCACCAGTAGTATTTGGATGAGCTGTAGAGCACAAAGGTACTCCATCACCACCTAAATAAGTACTGTTAAAAGCACGGTTGTAAACGTTAGCTCCAACGTTTTCTTTAGTTTGTCTAAAAGACATAGCTAAAGCAGCAGCACGTTTCTTAGATACTTGCTCATACAAGTTGTCGTCCATTTCTTCTTTAGTCACTATGTAACCCATTGCGTAAGCAACGTGTGTATAGCGAGTAATAAAGCCTTGGATTTCAGAGTCGTATTGAACTCCAGCACCTTGTTCTTTTACAGGAACAAGACCAAAGCCAGTTAACTCAACATCTTCTTCATAGTTTTGATTGGATGTGTCTTTATCAAAAAGAGCTGTGTACTCTTCTGGATGCTCATTGTAGGTTTGACCCCACCAAGCTTTGACACCAGGCCATAGTGCTTTGGGATGGGAACCTGTGGTAATTACACCTGCCATTTTATTTCTCCTATTTAATTAATTAGATTAAGCTGTACCTTGGGCTTGCTTAAAGAATGCTTTGTTTAGAACAATATTTACTTTAGCATAAGAACCAGCGGCATTATCTGAACGTTGAGCAAATCCAATAACTGTGAATGGTAATCCTAAAGAACCACTTGTACCCAATGCAGTAACAGTAGAAGCTTTAAGAGTCAAACTAGATTGGGGTGAAGACTGTGACAAAGAGTCAGCAGCAGTGTAGTTACCACCAGCATTTTTAAATACGTCTGCTAAAGCATAAGTATCAGCTTGGATTTCATACACAACATTAGGATCTGTCACTACGTAAACATAGCGAAGACCAGCAGATTGTGGAATGTAAAGTTTACCAAGGTCAATGTCAACACCTTGTAAGCTAACACCAGGATCAGCAGGACGAATAGAAACAATAACACCAAGAGGCTCGGTGGTATCAGCGGTCATTTTAGTAATGTAAGCAACACCGTTTGTATCAGAACCACCAGCGTATGTTACTAAGTCACCAATAGCGTAGGTGTTAGTAGCATCGTTAGCAATTGCAAACAATTGGCCTTGCTCGTTGAATGGTGCGCCAGTTACAGTTCCAACTGGAGACAGACCACGAGGGCGGGAAACGTTAGCCATTTAAGACTCCTTTAAATTAATTGTTAAGTTTTATTCCACCTGTAGGTACATAGAATGCTGGATTTTCTCCAGTAATCTTACCTCTACGAATAGAAGAATCAATCGTATTATTTTTAGCTTGAAGTTCGGCTTGATCTTCCTCATACCATTCTTGCCTAATCTTCATGAGGTATCCGTATTGTTCCGAGCCTTCAGCACGAGGATTTACAAGATACCTAATTCTTTCTCCGAGGTCACCATTACGGCTAACTACGTTTTCACTCACACCACCTACTTCAGTAGGGGTTACAAATTCATACCCATTATCTAGTGCTTCTTGGATTCTACCTCCTACGTCTGTAAAGACATGTAAGTGGTATCCTTCAATTTGTTGTCTAACACTTATCTTGGCTTCTGTACCATTAAAAGTGTTGCGTCTTTTACGAGTTTTGCCATCTGTAGCAGGAGTAGGAGCTTCTATTGCTGCTTTTCTTTCTTCCAACTTCTCTACTAGACGATCACGTTTTTCAAACTCATTTAGTGCTCTTGGCATATCTATTTCCTTTTTAAGTTTACTTTAAATTAAGACCAATCAAAATCAGCTACATACTGTTCACGGGTCATAAGCTTTTGTTTTACAAACCGATCACAAGCTGCTTTTGCTTCAGCAGGAAGATTATCATACGATTGAGCATTACTGCCGCTTGTGCGACTTTGCCTACCCGATCCAGACTCTACTCTGCTGCTAGGACTTTTCTTTGAACCAAACTTATTAGGAAACTCTTCTGCTAACACTTCATCAAGCTTGTCTAAAAAAGGTTGTCCTTTAAGACTTGGAAACTCTAGTCGAATGCTTTCACCTAATCCGTTTGCAACACTTGTCATTCTTTTATCTTCACCAAACCACTTGTTACTATCTAACCAAGTTTGTAACTCAGGTTCAATAGTAGGTGTAGGTGAAGTTGCAGGAACTCTATCTGCATCTTTAACGGCTTGTTTAGCTTCTACTAGTTCTTCCTTAGCTTGATCTAAGGCATCATCTAGAGCGTTAACTTTCTTTCCATCCCCATCACTAATAGCTTGGGCACGGCTTTCTTTAATTTCTTCAATGCGTCTCTCGTAATCTTGAGCTTTGCGTTCAAAAGCTTCTTTTTGAAACTTCTTAAACTCTTCCGCTGCTAATTTAAATTCTTGTAGTTGTTGTTTAGTGCTCTGTAAATCTTTTACAAGGTTCTCGTTGTTCTTTCTAAGAATAGGAAGAATCTCACGACCTCTCTTTACAAACACATCTGCATCAACCCAATCAGCTTCATTACCACGAAAACGTTCTTTTGGAACCCATCCTTGGGATTCAGCCTCATGAAAAATTTCTGCGGCTAGTTCATTGTTACTAGTAACATTTGCATCATCGCTCATATCTTACTCCTATCTTTGTTTAAGTGTCAACTTAAGTTTTAGCTAAATAAGGATCTACCAAGTCTACATCAGCATCCAAGGTTCCCGTAATGTCTTTATCGTTAATCATACGGTAATTGTTTCCGTCTTTGCCTAAATACAACAGTCCAGCGTATTTAGCAAATATAATCTTATCCCCAACTTTACACCAAGGTGCAGGTTCATCGGCATAACATTGGTCACCCATTGCTATAACAATACCAGTTGTATTGCCCATTTGTTCTCG